TTAAATAATCGCTTACCTCTTCCTCAAGTAACGCATAAGCCGTTCCTGCTACGTAATCAGGCGTTGCAAAGTATTTCATTCCAACGGCGTAAGGTTTAACGCAAAGTATTTCTACTTTATCCTTTGACGTTCCAAAAGCTGAAAATCTTTTCGGTGGAAATTTTTTTGTGTCCTGCCAATTATCAGAATAATAATAACCGTTGATTTGTCCATATTCATCGCATTTTTCCATAGCTACTAAATTCATATCCATGTGGAACGCTTTTAGTATTTTCTTATGATCGTCGGAATAATGTACTTGAATAACGCATTGACCTAAGGTTTTTAAATCAAAGCATAATTTACGCAAACAGTTCTTATTGAAAATAGCCATTACTTGAGCGTATTCGCTTGGTTTACGGCTTGCGTCAATTACTCCTAGTCCTTTACCATACATTAAGCGAGTAACGTTATTAATGATACTCATATTAGTAGTTGACTTTCTGTAACGGTCAATCAAAAATTGAAAGTAACTATTATTGTCGCCAAAAGTTACCCATTCTTTTTGTTTTGATTCTACGATTTGCGGTGCTTCGTATTGCGCCAAATTTATTACGTCTATATTCATAGCATTACAAAATCATTATTACTTGAGTGTTCATCGGTTTGCAATCCTGCTTTATAACACCATACACGCTCACTACCTAAAAAAGTTGTTAAGTTGTATAATTGAACAATATAAAACCTACCTGCCTTTAAAGAATAAACGGCTTGTATTCCTACGTAATAACCAAAGTCGTTAATCGTGGGTGCGTTAATTGTTGCGCTTGTTCCTGCTTCTTCATCAATTACAATTATTTGCGTAATCGTTGTTGAACGTGGCGCGCATTTCAATTGTTGGGCTGTTGCACTTACTTGTAAAACATTCATATTTATAAAACTACAAAACATAAATTTTGTTGCATAAAAAAAGGGAGCCGGAACCCCCTTTTAAACAATTAAAATAAACGAAATTATGTAGTTGTGAACGAAGCCAAAGAAGTTAAATCAGATAATAAACCTGCTTCAGTAGAACAATTGATTGTATTTGCTGGCAAATTTTCGATGCCTGTAAACGTCAATGTATAACCGTTCATATCTCCTGCTTCCGCACCGCTTGCGATACTTCCTGCTGTTAAATCCATTCCACGTTTCAAACCTGCAATTCTGTAAAGGTTATCTCTACCTCTTACAATAATATGCGGACGTCCGTAAGAAAGCAATTTAACCATTTTCGTAGTTTTTGCATCCTGCTTTTTCAACGTGATACTTAATTCTTGTGAAAAGAAAGTTGTACCGTTGTTTCTGTCAGTTGTGATAGTTTCTGTAAAACTATTTGTTCCTTTTAAGCTGAATTTGTAACACGCTGTTACGTTCGCAATAGCAGTGATTATATCTTCTTCTCCTGCCGTTGATGAATAAGTAATATCAACCTCGGGGTTTATATCCCCGAAGTTGATTAAATATACAGCGTCTAATCCACCGATTGAGTCCTTACAGACTTCTAATCTGCCGTTTCCTAAGTCGCACATAGTTTCTTAGTTTACAGAGTTTGTAACGTTATAAGTAACAATATCCTCAACGATTCCGTATTGAACACCTGCAGTCAATCGCATTACGATACGTACATTTTGCGAACCGTCAATTTCTGCTTGGTCTAAAATTCTTACTTCTTGAGCGTCGTTTAATAAACCAGTTCCGAACACTAAATTTTCTTTAGTTGTTGCAATCATTGTTGATGCAGGTAAACCTGGAGCATGTGCTAATTTAACACCTTCAAAAGGTAAAATTGCGCCACCGTTAAACCACATTGAACCCTTACCGTCGATACCGTTAGCTCCTAAGTTAGTAGCGAAACCACCCAAAGCACGAACGTATAATCTGAAAACGTTTGTTGATACGTAAATATGGAAATCTTCACGTGCTGAAACTGCTAATGGAGTTGCGTCCAAAACTTTTCCAATTTCTGCAATTACGTTAGTTGAAAGCAAACCGCCACCTACTAATGCAAGTTCTTGCGCTGCAGGTAAAGCTGGGTCTAAAGCCAACAAAGTTGTAAATCCGTCAAACTCTCCGTTATTAGATGCAACACCTCTCCAAATGTTTACTTCATTTTCTGAAGCTACTTTTTCAGCGTATTGTGCCAAAAGAAAATCAGTAAACGATTTAGGCATTACGTCAAAAGCTGAATAACCCATTTCGATTGCGTCCCAATCATTTCTAAAAGTTGTTTTACACAATTGACGGTTTACTTGTAATTCTTTTGGTTGTATAATTCTTTCCGTTAAAGTTACCGTTCCAGTTGGATTGAAATCGCATGAAGCGTTACTTAACAACTTATCAGTTGCAAGTCTTTTCATAACCGATTTAAACTTAACGTTTGGCATAATCGTGATTAGGTTATTAGCCAAAGTTGGTGCCGGCAATAAAGCAGCTGCAATGTACTTACCTGCGAACTCGCCTGCGTAAGTAGTTGTTATTGATGTACTTGTACTCATTTTTTTATAGTTTTTTAATTATTATACTGCTGTTAAAGTGATTGAACCTGCTGCAACACCTGAACCGTTAACATACCAATTCGTTCCGTCACAAACTAATTCTGCAAAATCTCCAATTGCTTCTGCTGAAGCTACGAACGAAATTGTGTTTTCGTCAACTCCTGCAACGTGTGCTCCTGCAACTAAAACAGAACCATGAATCACATTTGATGCTGCTAAAACCGTCCAGTTAGTTGTTGCGAAAAGTTGCCCAACTACAAACTTAAATCTAAATCCTGCCGATGTTGCTACGGCTGGAAGTGTGATTTGCGCTCCTGCTGCTGCTTTTAAAATAAACACTTTACCACTATCTTCAGCGGTTAATGTTGTTGCGCCTGTTACGGCTTCTACTTGTGCCAACTGACGTTCGACGTCGTTGGTTACTGCTAAATACGTTGTACTCATTTGTTATTTGTTTATAAATTTTAATACTAAATCCATTGTTGATTTCGGTGCAATTGCTTGCTCCATTTGTTTTGATTCGGGGTTGTGAACAATTGGTTTCGGTTCTTGCATTTGTGCCAATTCCGTTTTCAATCTTTCGTTTTCCTCTTTCAAAGATTCCATTTCTGAAAAGAACGTTTCTTTAACCATTGATTCAACCGTTTTTTTAACTTGCGATTTCTCAATCATTTTATCGTCTTTTTTCATTTCCTCTTCGGGTGCTTCAACTTCTTCTTCTGCAGGTGCTTCTTGTTCTTTAACTTCAGCAATTACACCCTCTTGCGTTACAATTAAAAGCATTCCGTTTTCAACTACGTATTCACCAATAGGCATCGGGATTCGTTGCTCATCTTCTGTAATTATAAACACTTCGTTGTTTGGCTCAAAGCTATCCGCTTCGATTACCGTTACACCATCGTTTAATTTCATTTGCTCCAATTTCACTTCGATGTTCAAAGCGACACAAATTTTGTTTACTATTTCTTTGTAATTCATAATTGTTTTTTTTATAAAACTATATTGTTTTTAATCTGTTGCACTTTAGCGAATTATTACTACTGTATTTGTTGCAGGTCTTATAATTGTTTGTGAGCCACCGTTAACAGTTGATCCGATTCCCTGCTGTGAAAGTTCCCCCTCGCAACATTCTTTTCGGTACTTTCCGTCTTTGCATAAACAACCACGTTTACCGCCTTTTGGTGATGTAGTTTTCATTTTAGTAAGAACCAGGGGAAGTTGATAAAGTCAAAGGTTTTAACCTTAATTTATTAGCCATTTTCTCTAAATTTTTAATACTTGTTTTTTGTATTTCAACTTTAGGAGGAATAGTTAAACCTAAATCTTTTACTTGCGCTTCATAATTAGCGATTACTTTTTGTGCGCTTTGTGATTCCATTGCAATTTTTTGAGACAAAGCTGTTATTTCTTTTCCCTTTGCATTGAAATCATTTATTATTTTACTCAATTGACTGTAATAAGCTGTGAACTTTTTACTTTCATTTTCTAAATCTGTTGCAAGGTTTAACTCTACCTTTTGCGATTCCAATTTAACCGCTTCTTGTTCACTCATTTTGTTGATAATCTCTAAACTTGTTTTCATTTGTATGATTTTAAAATTTGTACTACTTTTTCCCTTGCTGACATTTCGTATTTTTCGGCAAAATACCCCTCGATTGAAAAACCTTTAAACTCGCCTTTCTTTACTTTTTCCCACGTTTCATCGTTATCAACTTTCATTGCGATCATCCACGTGCCTACTGGCAAACTCATTTCGTAAAATGCGCTTTTATCTTTCTTGCTATCCTCAATAATCCACGATTCAACGATTGTCATTCCGTCAACTTTAACAGCGTGATTTTCGGTTGTGTTTTGGTGTTGACCTCGCATAAATACCAACTCGCTTGCACGTTTTACCGTATCTTTTGAAAAGAATATTTCAAACTCTTTGTCTTTATCTTTTCTAAAAATTCGCTTGTTTGGAATTAACGCCGCACCTAAAACAATTCTTTTTTCGTCAATTGCTTTTAATTCGATTTCGTGTTCTGAAAGTGCAATAAAGTTTTCCTCAATAGCAGGTTTTTCAACCAAAGAAACAGCGAAAACACCGTCTTTCTTTTCGTCTTTAATTACTAATTCATAAACTTCCATAATTATAAAACTACAAACTCGCTGTTTGTTGCACTTTCAAGTCGAACTGCTGTGCGCTTGTGATGTCGTTACTTACTACATACGCCTTAACAGGTTGCTGTTGAAGTGTTGCTAATTGATTTATTCCAGTGTTTCCGACTACATTAAGATTAGGTGAAATAACACCACCGCCACCGCTACCACCTAAATCACCACCACCACTCGGTGCGCTTCCTCCCCCTAGTGCTTGTAACGCTTTTGCTGTTGCAGTTAAATTAGCCGCTATTCCTATTCCTGCTCCAATTCTATTACGTGCTATTTCAGCAGATGAAAACGCTTGCCCTCCTGGAATTAAAGAATACTTTGCAATAGCTGCTGCATTTGCCGCTTGTGTTGAAGTTATAATTTTAGCGATACCAATTGCACTTTCAGCAATAACCGCCGCTTTCTGAACACCTTTAGACCTTTCAAAAATAGATTTTATAACTCCTATTCCTTGTAATGCTAAATCAAAATCTTTTTGTCTTAATTCTGCTTTGTGTTCTTGCAATGCTTTTTCAATAGCTATCTTTTGGTCTGCCGTATTTTTTTCAATTTCTAATTCAGTTGTTCTTGTTGCTACTAATTGGGCAATTCCGTCTTTTGCGCTTTTTGTTTCAGCTGTTGAAGTATCTCCTAAATATAACGCTAAATTTTCGGCGTCCATTTTACGTTGTGCCTCGCGACGTTTCATTTCTTCGTCGTCAATTATATAAAGTTCGTCGTTTGTTTTTTTAGCAGTGTCAACGGCTTTTTTCCCCGTTTCAATCCTTGCTATTTGTATATCCGTTTCAGTATTTAAAATAGCTTGTTTCATTTCAGCGATTGCTGTTTTCGTTTCCTCAATCATTTGGTCATTTACTCCGCCAATATTTGTTGCTCTTAAAATTTGCAAGTTCAAACGTGCTTCTTTGATTAATTCACGTTGATTTGTTAACGACCTTTTAAGCTGTAACTTTTCGAGTGCCTCCGTTGATTTTCCTTGAGCTTCTAATAACTTAATTTGTCGGTCTATATTTCCCGTTTCTTCGTCGTAGGCTTTTTTTCTTGCAATACGTTGCTTTTCTCTTTTATCTAATTCTTTATCAACTCGGCGCATATTAGCTTCGTGCCTTGCTGACATATTACGTTCGTTCTTCGTGTCGATAATATCAAAATATTCAAGGGCTTTTATAGCTCCGTAAATAACTCCAATCATAGGAAAAAAGATACCTATTAAAACTTTTATTCCCGTTCCTAATTGGTCGAAATAATCGTATGCTTTAATTATGTAACCGCTTAACTTTCTAACAACTGCTGTAACTTTGTCGAAGTTTGCGATTAAGCCACCTATTAAAACAATAATAACTCCGATACCAGTAGCAATCAAAGCAAGTCTAAACAACTTCATTGCTGTTGTTGCCGTTCCAGTTACTCCTGCTAAACCAACTGTTGCTGAACTTTGAGCATTTTTAGCAAGTGCATCCGCCTCAGTTACGGCTACATTTTCAGCTGTTACTTTGTTGGAAATTCCCATAACAAAGTTATAAGCAGTCGTAAAAATAGTAGTTGATTTAACAACCGCTCCTAACTGCTTAAACGACCTTCCTGCATCTTCTAAACCTTGTAATCCTTGAGCCAAAGCCATTGCGCTTTGAACACGTAACATCGCTTGTTGAACGTCCTCACTTTGGGCGCCAACTAAACCCATTGCACCCTCAACTGCACTAAAACCACTTGCAACTGAACTAATTGATTTTCCCAAAGCAATAAATGCACCTTCTCCCTTTTGCGATTGGATAGCGTCGTTTACATCTTCGATTTGGTCTTTTAATTCCGCTGCACGTTTTGAAGCATTTTGAACTTCGACAGATGTCGCACCAAAAGCCTCCGCAAGTTTCTGAACTTCTAAAACCGCCTCTTTGTATTGTTGTTTGAGCGTCTTAGAATTGTCCTGAATTTCTATCTCAATAACCTTTTTTTCTGCCATGATACTTTCTATTTTCTTGGTCTATAATTCGTTTTATATTCGGCGTAATTTCGTTAACACCCTTTGCAATATCTACTTCTTTTGAAACACCGTAAAACTTTTGTGTTTTGAGTAGGTTTATAATGTTTTGTATTCTCATTTTTTTAACAATTAGTGACGCTGAAAGATGTAAATATGCTACCTTCTTCTATTGTGAAAGTACCGAAAGGACAAGGGGTGTCTTCGGATAGGGTGGCGTAAATTTCTTCTCCTTCTCCGTTAATAACAACCCAATTTGTTTCATCCCAAATAATACCAATAGTAATTTCTTCATTGACAAATTTAAAATAATTCTTTCCATGTATTTCTCCAAATACAGCAACCTCCACCGTTACAGGCTCTTCACCTTCTAAGGTGTAAGTTATACGAATACAATCGCAACTCATTGCAATAGTTACCAAATCAAGTATTAAATTCATTTTCACTTCGCCGTTATTCAACGTGCTACTAATATCGTTTATCAAATATCGCTTGTCCTTGATTATTATCTTATCGTTCAATTTAAGCGCACTTAAAACGCCAGTTGGTAAATAAGCTGTAAACGAAAATAAACGTTGTTGTAGGTCGTATAAATTACCTAAGTGATTAGCGTAGTAAGTATTGTAAAGGCTGTTAGGTTCTGTTTCTTGCGTTACGATGTTAAATTCGTTTCCAAAGCAAAGTGAGAAACCACTTGTATTAACAGAATTGAAAACTGAGTAATCTGTTAAAACAACTTCGGTACTTTCTTTTTTAAATCTGAAAGATGCTGTTTCTTCGCCACTTAAATAAAGTAACATAGGTTCTGGAATATACGGCGTATATTGTTCATCTAAGCAATAAGAAACGAAAACGTTTGTGTTGTCGATTTCTACAAATTGGTTATTTTCAAAAGGTAATTCAATTTTAAATTCAGAACCATCGTAAGGAAAAGAGGCGTCTAAATCTCCATATTCACGACTAAATAAATTTAAAAAATTCTTATTTGAAAATGATTTGCTTTGCTTATATTTAAAACCTATCTGTTTGTAAAGTGGTAACCTTTTAACTCCATTTGAATTAATTACATATTTTGTTAAGTCTTTTTCACTACCTAACGAATACCAATCTTGCAAAGGTTCAATCGTAAAAGTAGTTTCGTTAATACCCTCGCAAACTAAGTTGAACGTTTTTAAAATCGCTGAAATAAAATCGTAAATTTTTATTTTACTATCAAAAGCACTTGAAATATCATTAACAACTAAACTTATAGGGTCTACAATTGCTTTAACGAAAAATTGACTTCCTGATTCATAAACAACCGTAAACCTTAAATCCGCATTTACAGTAATTGATTCGTCTGAATAAATAATAATTTTATAAACGTTACTAGGTGCTCCAAAAGAGGGCGCAATAACACTTATTGTTTTATCAGTTACTCCAACGGGAATTTCACTTGTTGAAAATAAAACATCGTTTCTGTAAACCTCAACAAATAACTTTGCCGTCCCTGAACTTCTCGTAAGGTTATTTATTGCAATTTCAGTTCTGTATTCTTCAATAATTGTAATTTCGCTTGTTGTTGAATTAATCGAAATTTGAGTACTGAAAGGTGAGGGAACACTATTATTTGGAAAACCAACTAAATGTTTATTTGATAAAACATTAAACGTTTCAGATAATTGATTTCTAAAATATAAATCCGTCCAACGTGATAAACTAAAAAAGCTACTATTGAAAGTAACGCCAAATTGTGATTCTATTAAATCAAATATTTTAGCTACACGAACTGCAGGAAATAACTCTCTAAAATTTATTCCTTTTGTAGCTTCAAAAATATTATCAGCATTTCCAGTTAAATTATTCCAAAACCTTTTGGCACTAATCAAAGGAAATCTAATATCATAACTTGTTGTTCCGTCTTCAAGTCTATCTTGAACGGCTTGTCCCGTATAAGCAAAATTTAAACTTGAATAATCTAAATCGCCCAACGTCAACTCCCCAAATCTATCTTTTAACGAAACCAAAGCACCGAAGAAATTAACGCTATAACTTACTACTTGACCGTCTTTAATTACCGCTTCATTCAGTTGAATTTTACCAGTTCTGAACGGTTGCATTTCAATTTCTATAAATGCGTCACGTCTTAAATTGTGGTCAACCGTTGGGTTTACATCGCTTTCGTACCAATGTTGGAAAATACGGTTGTTTCTCGGAGTCGCAGGAACTAAAAACGATTGTGAAAAGTCACTGAACACCTTACTAATATCTTGAACATTTGCAACCGAACTATTAACCGTAACAATTTCATCTTTGAATAAGTCAACTTCAATACCCTCAATAAACAGTCGAAACTTCGTCATAAGCAAATTCAAAATCTAATGTATAGTTCAAGTCTTTCTTGTTTACTATTTTGTAAAGTTCCGCATCGTTTGTTAAAATCTTTGCAGGTAATCCATTAACCATTACTCGTTCCGATAATAACAATTGCTCTAAAATCAATTTAAAGTTTTCGTCAACGCTTCCTGAATTTACGGTTATTTTTCTGCGTGCATTTCTGTTCATTTGCCTTGTTTGACCGTCTGAAACCGTCCATTGATTAACCGTTGGAACTGCCGTAAGAAAATTATAATCTTCGCTTGAAAAACTTAATTTATCTTGCGACGCTTTGAAGAAAAACAAACGTTGCCATCCTCCTAATTTATTAACAAAATCTATTGGAATAGGAGTGTATCTACATTCTGCTAACGGCTTAAAAGTAAACGACTGTAATAATACATTTGAACTGTTATAAAATTCAATTGTATTTCCTGCAGCGTAATAATTTGTTGCTGGAGTTGTTGGGCTTTGGTAAATTACGGGAATATCAACATATCTTTGGTTTACCGTGTCTAAAGTTGTTGTTTCAAACGTTGCAGGGTTCGCCAAAGAAATATATTTAACGTAACAATTAGGCGATAAATAAACACTCATATAACCTGGCGATTGAAGTCCACTAGGTACACTCGCCGAACTTGTTTTAGGGTAATAAAAAACCATTCCAGTAGGGTAATTCCACAAAGGAAAAGCGCTGTTAAAAGTTAAAACCTCATTACTCCACGGTGCAAAAGCAAGTAAAGAAAGTGAACCTGAATCCGTGAAACTTCTATAACCGTCAAACGAACGATACGTCCTTGTATCCAACAAAGTGTAAGTTCCTGAAACGTTTTTATATCGCTTAATTTGAACGTATGCACTATGTAAATTTGGCGTTGCTGTTGGTGGGTTTGTTAACGTTCTTATGTTTTGATACGTGTTACTGATAAACTCACGAACAAACGGCGTTAAATTGAATCTAATAACGTTATTCGTTGCACTAGGGTTGTTCTTTTCAAGTATGTAAGTAGCGGTTGCAGGAAAAGTTGAAGTATTGCTAATAAACAACTCTACTTTCCCACCAGTCTGACCTGCTTCACTTACCTGCGTTATAAACGGCGTTCTTGCGTACATTTTCTTTTATTGCTATGTCAATAATATTACTGACGGTTAATACATAAGGGTTTATTAATTCAGTTGGTAATTTCTTTAATTTCGTTTCTAAAGCATCACTAAAAAACATCGTTGGTTTAATACCACGATTGTAAATATTTCCTGCTATAATTTGCGCTATTGTTCTGTAATTACCTTTTTTATATTTGCCTTCAGAATCTCGAAGTCTTATATTTTTTCTCTTTGCCCAAACTTCAATATTTGAAACAAAACTTTGCCACGTTCCTGCTCTACTTCCTGAACCAAATTTAAAACGGCTGTTCGGTGCTTGTTGCCCTCTTATCTTTGCGTTCTTTGATACCTTACTAGGGTTTGCACCTTTAACTCCTTGGTCTTGGAAAAACCCGTAATCTTCCATAGCGAAACCGATACGAATAGAATTGTCGTAAACCTTACTTTCTCCTTTAATAGAGTTATAAAGTTTCTTAGAAGCGTTCTTTTGACGTCTAGTTAAATTTGTTCGTGCTTGTTTAACAACTCCGTCAACAAACTTTTGTAAAGCTTCGGCTCTTAAATCCTTACTCATGGTCGTTTTGTAATTCGGTCAAATTCGCGCTTCTGAATTTCATCGCTTTGTTTTGTAAACGTGAGAAAAGTGAGACACTTTCTAAGTCCCAATTTGGTGACTGCATCAAATTTTGTAATGTCGTTTGAAGCGAGTACATATAGGCTTCCATACCACCCCCATTGTTTTGCAAATTGAGTTCTTTCACTAAGTGTGCTTTCATTTCCGCCGTCATCTCCCTCTCCAAAAATCTGAGGGTAGCTGTCAATAATTCTTTTTCTAAACTCCAAAAAAAAACATTCGCTCCCTTTACTATTTCCAAAGGTGCAAACTTCATTAAATCGCTGTATTCGTCACTACCTTTGTATTCGTGAATAGTGTAACGTTCCCCTTTCGTTTCTTTTATTGGTCGGTACATTACCGCCATTGCTTTGTGGAAATTAGAAACGTCCTGAAGATAGTTTTCTAAATCTACGTATTCACCGAAACTAATATCTTCTAAATTAGGAATAAACCCAAACTCTAAATCTTTAATCTTAAATCGTTCGTGAAATTTTCCCTCGCTTTTTAATGTTTCAGTAAGTGAAATAATAATTTCAGTTAAATCGTTCATTTTCATTTTAGCGATTGACCTTAACTCGATACCGCAAAAAGATTGTACCATTTGCTCCATTAAGAATAATTCATCTTCGCTATTTTGAGAAGCGTTAACGAATTTTTGATATGCTTGCAAAGGTATTTCAGCAATAGATGTTGGGACTGTTATTTCAACTTTCATATCTATTAAACTACAAATCTTAATAAATGTTATACACGCCTTTATTTGTGCTTATAGATTCCATTTCGTGGTATCGTATAGCGTCAATTGCGTGGTCTTTTCCACCTTGCGGTTTGTTTAACTTTTTGCCAGTCTTATCAACGTCCCAACAATAACCGCGAAGTTCTTTAATTAGATTAATACTATCCGAAGTCACTAAATAATCCTGCTGTTGCATCAAGTCAATTCCGTAATTAATTGAATCTTTGCCCTTCGTTGCTGGGTAAATCTGTAAGCCCCTGCGACGTATTTCTTCAATTGATTTTGGTTCTGCTGAATCCGCATAAATCAAAGTGTCTTTTGGTAATACGTTAGCAATATCGCCGTTTAACATTCCCGTTTGATAACATAATTCTTTGAGTATTCTTTTGTCATTCCACTTGTAAACCGCCACCGCTGACGTTGGGTCGTTGGTATATCCGAAATCTAATCCGATACCTAATAACCTTGCGTCAATTGGTAAAGTGTCGATAGTTTTCCAGTTGCTGAAAATTACACCTTCTAACATTCCTATTTGACCCTCACCGTAAACTTTCCACCAATTTTGCCAATAATTAGAAGTTAATGCTTTGGTTCTGTTATTCTCTATTTGTTGAATAATTGAATCGTCCAACGCTTCGTTATCTTTGTAAGTAAGGATAATAAAATCTGCGTTTACATCGTCTTTTAATTCTGAGTGAACCCAAAATTCATTAACAGGATTGAAGTCTAAATAAACGTATTTCTTTGTTCGGATTGAAAGCTCGTTATAAGCGTCAAAAGTCATATTATTACATTCATTCATATAAAGAATGTCACGCCTTGCACCCCTTAATTTAGTGCTATCATCTGCCGAAAAGAAATCGAAAACAGAACCGCATTTCATTGTGTACGTTAACAGCGATTTGTTAAAGCATTCATCGTTATATCGGTTCGTCCATTTCAGAATTTTAATAAAGTCCTTTAACGCACCACGTCTTAAATGTGGTATTGACTCAGCGATAATACTTATTTCGCTATTTGGATTTTTAACAGCGTAATCAATTAGAACTGCTAAAATAGAAAACGTTTTCGAAGCCGAAGTTCCGCCTTGAATTATTTTAATTCGTTTCTTTAGTTGCCGTATCTTGTTTACGGCGGATGTTCGTTTAAACATAAGACCATTTATAACCGTACATTGTCGGTTTTTTACCTGAACAACATTTTTGTATATTAGCTTTATTAAAACCTAATTCTTCGTTAATATGACCAAAACCACCCCATGTTTTTAAAACAATACCATCTAATGTTTTTTGATAAACTTTAATAGATTGTGATTTCCTAGTATTTTCTTTTGACGTAATCCATTGAAGATTTTCAACGTTGTTATTATATTTATCTTCGTTAATATGGTCTACTTGCGGTAAATTGTTTTCGTTATTTAAAAAATATTCAGCAACTAATCTATGTATTAATTCAGTTTTAGCCTTACCATTTAAACATAACCTAACAAATAAATATCCATTTGAAGATTTTGACTTAATTAATTCTTTATCTTTTCCTATATGACTAATTACATTTCCTTTATTAGATATAGAATACTTTGAATTGTATCTCTTAATTTTAACAAATTTTTCCATACACTAAATATAATGAAAATTATCTATTTAGTGTCGTTCTCTTGAACATAAGAATCGTATATTTTTTTCAACTCGTTAATTCGGTCTAACAAACAACTGCCACAACTTGTAAATTCTGCAGGCTTGTTGAATACGTTCGTGTAAATTTGATTCAATCTGTATTGAGTTGTTGGAACAATTGCACCTCGTGTAACCTCAAAAAATTCCTTTAAAAAGTTGTAATCGGGTTCTGTTAAACAATTGGGTTTATTGTAAGGAAATAGTTTGTTAAGCGCTTCCTTTCGTTGGTCGCAATTACAATCGTCCCCTAGTATCCATTTAGCTATTTTTGAAACACCCGTAGCTTCGAAAACGTTTTCTACAGTATCCCCTAATCCTTGTGCTTTTTTTCTTCGTGCCATTAGTTTATTCTTAATAAATTATACTTATTATTGTTTTTTGAAATATTACTTCTAACTGAAGAATAATCAAAATTAAAAGTTTCACAAGCCTCTTTTATTGTATTAAAATAAATTCCAGTTGGTAAATGTAAAACTTGTTTTGCGTAAGGATTTTTTAATCCGTCTTGATTTCTTACTCCTTTAGTACATTTAAACTTTTGCTGAAAAAAACTCTCGCAATTTAAAGCATCTTTTAAATCCGTTGTTTGTAATAAAATTACAACTTCATCAATATTAAATTTACTTCTGCTTCTATGTTTTAATAATCTTTTATGCAAGTTGTGAGTTACTCCTACATAATTTTCATTTACTATTCTATAAACAATAAATGTTTTGTTTTTTAAGTTATATAATTTACACATATTATTTTATTAATTCATATTGCCCGTTTACTAAATCCTCATAATCTTCCTTACAATTCGCTTTAAGCTTCCTTTTACATTCTGTTATCGTATCGAATACAGAACGCAAACTAATCGTTGTACCGTCCGAAATATCTCGCATCGATTTACCGCTTTCTAAATACAACCTAAATAACATTGCGTCGTACCAGTGCCACTTGTCTATCTCTGCTTCAATAACGCTGTTAAAACGTAATTGTGCTTCGTGGTATTCGGTATTATCAACGGCTTCGATATTCAAAGGTAAATCATTTGTTTTAATAATTTGCTTTTTAGCTTTTACAAAATTTAAGAATACCGATTTTAGCGTTAAGTAAATATAGTATTCATTCACTTTGCCGTTTACAATTATTTGGTCGGGTTGCTTGTTGCGGTCTAATCTAAGGTACATTTCCTGCACCAAATCTTCAGCGTAAAAATACTCTCCAAAACTGTTAATTACTTTAACATAATTCTTATGGTTCTTTGCAACTTCGCTCAACCAGTTCATTCATCGGGAAATAAAGGTTGTTCGATAACGGTGCTTTCTATTTTATCGACTAAGTTATTAAGTCGTTGCGTTATGCTTGGGTTGTACTGTCCAACCATACCGCCCTCGATTTGGTCGCGTCTTATTGCTTGCTTTATACGTGAACAGATAGTAACGAAGTCGTTATATAATTTATCTTTATTATCGAAATATTGATTAACACAACCGTAATTATCATAGCAGTAAATCTCAAAACCTTCTTTCGTTAAAGGTCGCTCCAATAGTTCGTAATCACTTGAGGCATCTTTGCCAACAAAAACGTGTTTCTTTCGTGGGTTTGCTTTCGTTTCAGTTACGTATTTCTCAAACGCTTCCCACAATTGTTCGGGTGCTTTAAATATTCTAGTAGGGTGCATAGTGTAAAATTAGTAAAATTATATTA